CAGACGCTTCAGATCCTGCTAAAATGCCTTGTGTTGGTTTGGCTCAAGAAAATTTAACAACAGGAGCTACTGGAGAAATGATGGTAGTCGGATTAATCGATCAAATAGATGTAAATGCAATTCCTTCTTCTGGACCGAGTTAATGACGTTATATACGTAGCATCTGGTGGTGGTTTAACATCAATCAAGCCAACAGGAACTAACTTAATACAAAATATAGCCATAGTAGTAAATGCTAGTGCTCAAGGAACTTTACAAATAACAGCTATTGGAAGAACCAACGATTTACCTAACCTACCAGAAGGGAGTATTTGGTTAGGGGATTCAAATGGTGTGCCTTCTGCTTTAGGTATAGGAACCAACACTTATGTATTAACATCTAACGGCACTACAGCTTCTTGGCAGACTCCTACAGGAGGTGGTTCAACTATATCTGTTCAAGACAGTGGAGGTACTCCTGTAACGGGAATTTCGACATTAAACTTTTCTGATAATCTATCTGTAGCTACAGCACCAGGTGGCATAGCTACTATCACCTCATCTAAAGTAGGTATTTCCCCTTTTCCTATATATCAAGCTACAGACTCTGTTGCTACAGGAGGTCAAACAATTATTAGGCAAAGCGTTTGTGAATCAGATGTTACTTTAAGTAAATTAGAATATTTCTCAATTGGAGCATCAGCTAATCCTATAAATTTTGCTATATACGCAGGTAAAATAACATCAGCTGGATCAGCAAACCTTAGAGCTTCAGGAACCAATGCTACATCAGTTGATGGTATAAATATTATAACTTTTTCATCACCTTACACTATTTCAGCAGGACAAGATATAGTAATAGTTGTTTCTTCTCAAGATACTCAATCTTTAGCTGGAAGCACATCTTTACTTAACAACACAAGTATATCTAGAGGAGGAGCCGGATACACCAGCTCTTTTCCAGGCACTTTAGATGGATTAATAGACGGCTTTGGAGAGTCTGTTGCTACGGGTGTATGTACACATATTTATTAAATCAAATGAAATGGAAATTAGAAAAATATCAGTTGGTCCTGACTATAAGTCTGGGGCTATGCACTACCTTATCGGACAAGATGTTCTAGGAGGTAATTACACCATCCACCATATAAGACAAGAAAAAGATTGTTTTAAAATTTGGATTATCAAAGAAAATGAAATTGTTCTTTGGAAAAGCTTTAACGCAACTATTCCAATATCTGTAGAATACAATATTAACTTTTAGTATGAAGTCACCTTTTGGTTTTATTGTAACTCCGGTTAATGATACTCGGTACGATAATGTAAAAAAAATAGGAGAGGTTGACTTTATTACTAGCTCCTCTAAAGAAGACCATACTGTCTCTAATCGTTTTGCTAATGTTATTTCTACGCCAATTAATTATGATGGTGACGTAAAGGTAGGTGACATATTGGTGGTGCACCACAATGTATTTAAGTATTATAACGATATGAAAGGTAGAGAAAAAAGTGGTAGGAGTTTTTTAAAAGACAATCTATTTATAGTAGAACCCAATCAGTTTTTTATGTACAAACAAGATGGTCAATGGAAGTCTCATTTAGATTATTGCTTTGTTAAGCCTTCTAATAAAGAAGAATCTGTTATATTTAATAGTGATAAATACCAAGCTCTTACAGGAACTATTGAAGTTACCAATCCAGAGTTAACTTCTTTAGGTTTAAAAACAGGAGACAAGGTTTGTTTTAAGCCAGAGTCTGAGTACGAGTTTAAAATAGATGATCAAACTCTTTATAGAATGAAATCAAAAAATATAACTATGGCATTATGAGTAAAGAAATCAAATTAAAAATAATAAAAGCGGGTAGAGCAGCGGTAGAGCAACTAATAAAAGTAGCTCAAGAAAAAATTATTAAGCCTGACCCAGATGATGAGTTAGCAGCAGACAGATTAAAGAATGCAGCAGCGACTAAGAAACTAGCAATATTTGATGCGTTTGAAATACTTAATCGTATTGATGCAGAAGAAGAGGCTTTAAATAGTGTAAATAAAACAAGCAGTAATCAAGGATTTGCAGAGAGAAGGTCTAAATAAAGTTGTACAAGACATTGTACCAAAAACAGCTATGGCTAAAAAAAACAAAGCCAAAAACTGGGAGTATGGTTACAATGAAAAGTATGATATTGTAGTTATTTCCAAAGATGGAACACTAGGTGACATATATGAAATTCAAGGGTTAAGGATAGGACTACCTAAAACACCTTCTAAATATTACTCTAATGAAGAAAAATGTTGGCAACCTTTTGAGTATCCAAAATCATTATCTAAAATAAAATCCATATTTCAATGGAACGAAATGTCTTCTGATTTTAAAGATGCTTGGGTAGGTTATATTGAACAGGAGTTTGACAGGAGAGAAGAAGGTTTTTGGTTTAATAACAATGGTAACCCTACTTATATTACAGGTACTCATTATTGTTATTTACAATGGACCAAGATTGACGTAGGTCACCCTGAGTTTAGGGAAGCTAATAGAATATTCTTTTTGTTTTGGGAAGCTTGCAAAGCAGATAAGAGAAGTTTTGGAATGTGTTATTTAAAAATAAGACGTTCTGGTTTTTCATTTATGGGCTCATCTGAAACTGTAAATACTGCTACTATATCTAAAGATGCAAGAATAGGAGTGCTATCTAAAACTGGAACAGATGCCAAAAAAATGTTTACAGATAAAATAGTTCCTATTTCTAATAACTATCCATTCTTTTTTAAGCCCATCCAAGATGGTATGGACAAACCAAAGACAGAACTATCCTATCGTGTTCCTGCAAGTAAGATTACCAAGCGTAATATGTATCTATCTGATAATCAAGAACTTGAAGGCTTAGATACTACAATAGATTGGCGTAATACTTCTGACAACTCCTATGATGGAGAAAAACTTCAACTATTAATACACGATGAAAGTGGTAAGTGGGAAAAGCCTGAAAACATACTTAATAATTGGCGTGTTACAAAAACTTGTTTAAGGTTGGGTAGTAAAGTTATTGGTAAGTGTATGATGGGCTCTACTTCTAATGCGTTGGATAAAGGTGGCGCTAATTTTAAAAAGCTATATTACGATTCTGATACTAAGTCAAGGAACGCCAACGGCCAAACTAAATCTGGGTTGTATTCTTTATTTATTCCTATGGAGTGGAATTTTGAAGGTTATATAGATAAGTTTGGTATGCCTGTTTTAAAAACCCCAGAAAAACCTATTGAAGGAAATGATGGTGAGTACATTACTACAGGGGCTATAGATTACTGGGAAAATGAAGTTGACTCTTTAAAAAATGATGCAGATGCATTAAATGAATTTTATAGACAATTTCCAAGAACTGAGTCTCACGCATTTAGGGATGAGAGTAAACAGTCTTTGTTTAACTTAACTAAAATATACCAACAGATAGATTACAATGATGGATTAATGAAGGCTAAGTATTTAACTAGAGGTAGTTTTCATTGGGAGAATGGTATTAAAGATTCTAGAGTAATATGGAGCCCAAACAAGAGTGGTAGATTTTTAGTTAGCTGGATACCTAAATACGAACTTCAAAATAGAAAAGAACTAAGAAACGGAAAGTATTACCCTAGCAATGAGCACATTGGTTCATTTGGTTGTGATAGTTATGACATTTCTGGAACAGTTGGAGGAAAAGGTTCTAATGGTGCTTTACACGGAATGACTAAGTTTAATATGGATGATGCCCCAAGTAATGAGTTTTTCTTAGAGTATGTAGCCAGACCACAAACAGCTGAAATATTTTTTGAAGAAGTTTTGATGGCTTGTGTATTTTATGGTATGCCAATACTTTGTGAAAACAATAAACCAAGATTATTGTATCATTTTAAGAACAGGGGTTATAGAGGGTTTTGTATGAATAGACCAGATAAACAATTTAATAAGCTATCTAAAACAGAAAGAGAATTAGGTGGCATACCTAACACTTCAGAAGATGTAAAACAATCTCACGCATCTGCTATTGAATCTTATGTAGAGAAATATGTTGGTTTAGATTTGTCAGAACAGTTCAGATCAATGGACGATATGGGCTCAATGTACTTTACAAGAACATTAGAAGATTGGGCTCGTTTTGACATTAATAAAAGGACTAAATTTGATGCTTCAATTAGTTCAGGACTAGCTATAATGGCCAATCAAAAACATTTGTACACTCCTGTCAAAAAAGAGTCAAAAATAAGCATTAACTTTGCAAGATATGCTAACAAGGGGAATATAAGCGAATTACTGAAATAAATGAAAGACGTTGAATTATTACTAAACCCCGCAGGTTTTCCAGATCAATTTGCCACTGATGCTGAAAAAGCAACAATGGAGTATGGATTACAGGTAGGTCAGGCCATTCAATATGAGTGGTTTAGAAAAGGTGGAGGTAGCTGTAGATACTATAGCCAGCTTCAATCTTTTAATCAATTAAGGAGATATGCAAGAGGTGAACAATCTGTTGCTAAATACAAAAATGAATTAGCTGTTGATGGTGACTTATCGTACCTCAACCTAGATTGGACTCCAGTTCCAATACTTCCTAAGTTTGTGGACATTGTAGTTAATGGAATGTCTAATAGATTATTTCACGTTAAGGCATATGCTCAAGACGCTTTATCTAGTGAGCACAGAAACAAATACCAGAAGTTAGTAGAAAGAGATATGTTGAATAAAGATATCTTTGCTGACTTTCAAGAGTCTTTTGGTATTAACCCATTTATGACAGATGTAGAAGAGCTTCCAGAAAATGATGAAGAACTTCAACTACATATGCAGTTAAAATATAAGCCATCTATTGAGATTGCTGAAGAAGAGGCTATTAATACAGTTTTAGAAGAAAATCATTATCAAGACATCAAAAAGAGAATTGATTACGATATGACTGTTCTTGGTGTTGGTATGGCTAAACACCAGTTTTTACCAGGGAGTGGTGTTCAAGTAGATTATGTAGACCCTGCTAATGTGGTTTATAGCTACACGGAAGACCCACATTTTAAAGATTGTTTTTATTGGGGTGAAGTTAAAACACTTCCAATAGCTGAGTTAATTAAGATTGACCCTAGCTTGACTAGAGAGGATATGAAAAAGATATCTCAATATAGTCAGACTTGGTATGATTATTACAATGTAAATAGATTTTACGAGAATAGTTTGTTTTTCAAAGACACAGCTACACTTATATATTTCAATTACAAGACTACTAAAAAGTTTGTGTATAAGAAAAAAATATTAGAAGGTGGTGGAGAGAGAATGATTGAGAAAGACGACACTTTTAATCCACCTGAAGATATGATGAAGGAGGGTAAGTTTGAGAGAGTAGAAAAAACTATCGAAGTTTGGTACGAAGGAATAATGGTGGCTGGTTCTAATATTATGCTAAAGTGGGAAATGGCTAAAAATATGGTTAGACCTAAGTCAGCTTCTCAACACGCAATGCCTAACTACGTGGCTTGTGCCCCAAGAATGTACAAAGGAAATATAGAATCGTTGGTAAGAAGAATGATTCCTTTTGCAGACCAGATTCAAATAAGCCACTTAAAACTACAACAGGTAGTTGCTAAGATGGTTCCGGATGGTGTGTTTATAGACGCAGACGGATTGAGTGAAGTAGACTTAGGTACAGGACAGGCATACAATCCAGAAGATGCATTAAGACTATACTTTCAAACAGGTAGTGTAGTTGGTAGAAGTTATACTCAAGATGGTGAGTTTAACAATGCTAGAGTTCCGATACAGCAA